TAATCTTCTGCTACATAAATCCAGTCTTTACTTTCTATTTTATCTACTACTTGGCAAATACTATTTATACCAGCACTTATACTTGATCTAGAGTTTTCAGTGAACTGAGCAGACTTTGATAGTGTATCAAAAGTAGCTTGCAAGTCTTTATATTTCTTATCAGCTCCATTTGTTCCATCTAACATTTCTTGATATGCTTTATTAACAGCTAAACTAGCACAACAAATCTTTTTCGCATAGTCTTTGTAACTTGTTGTATTAATCTTGAAGTCTGAATGCAATCCTGTAAGATATTTGTCAAGATATTTAATATCTACCTGAGTATATCTTCCATTCCATTCTTCACTATATATTCTTGTTTGATCTTCAAACACTGATTGTTGCCCTTGCGAGGAACTGTTTGCAAATATACTATCTTTATATCTTACAAGACCTTGCTTGCGATATTGGGGCATTGCTGAATTTTTAAAATATATTCCTAAAAGATTAGGATTTATCTTTTCTTTTTCAAAGGTATTGTAAAATACTTCTTCAAGAAATGGTTTATCAAGCAACTCACAAACTTTTATTACTGAATCTCTAATGTTTGAACCAGACTGTATATAAGAATTGTATAGATCATATACGCAACTCTTGCATGTTGGGAAAAATTCATTATATAAAGGATTATCAGTTTTGAAATAGTTGGTTATATTAGCTGATTTAATCAATCCACAACTACTACATGTAATTTGTTCTCGTTTAATTTTCACAAATTTCCCTTCCTTTAATTCATGTTTATAGACATAAGTAAATGCTCTATCTAAACAAAGATAGAGCATTTTAAATACCTATAAATTAATCTTCTAAAAAGTCCTGCATTACAATTTTCATCTCCTGCATTCCTTCTTCAAAGCCATCACCATAACCTTCATTAAAAATATCTTGAAGCATTTCATAAATATGTTGAGGGCACATACCTTCCATAATCATATTAACTGCTTCTGTAAGGTAATCCTCTTTATCTGATTCAACGCAATCTGGGCACTGACATTCAAAAACTTCTTTTGGGATTTCTGTTTGCTCAACCTCTAATTCCATACAATAAGTTTCCATATCAACAATATCACCATCAATTTCAAAAGACTGATACCATTGTTGTTCTATTTTATCCCATGCTGTTTCTGATTTAAATACACGCATTAATATTTATCCACCTTTATTATTTATTTTAAAGTTGACATTGCTGTTAAATTTATAGTTCTGAATTATCCTTTGCATTAGAATTATGCTTAGAAGCTTCTGCCGAAATTTTACTGATTGCAATATTATTCTCGATATTCATTTTATTAAAAATATAAGCAACAGCATCTTCCATACTCCAACCACAATTTATTAATGCAGTATACATACCACAAGCACAACTTGCTTCTTTAATACCCCTAATAAACTCTTCTTTATCAAGTTGCTTAGGTACACTTAACTCCATAGGTTCAAAGAACATAATTATATCTGAATCTGGTTTATTTAATTCTACAGGTAGAATAGTATCTTCTGTTTTTGTTTCCTTTTCTTCTAGCGACATATTAATTCTCCTATTTCCTACAAAATTTTATCTACAATATTGAACTCATCTGTAACTGCCTCAGAACCCCAAAAATACCAATCATATTTCATTTTTTTGATTTCTTCTAATCTTACATCTGAAATATTAGTAGTATCAGTTATAATTGTTTTAAGTTTATTCCATATAGTTGCTGTTTCTTCCATATCATCAATCATATCTTGATGTTTTCCAGAAGTTCCAGATATAGCACTATGAACCATAATTCTAGAATCGGGCAAAGCTCTACGTTCACTTCCACATATTAATATCCAGAACCCACCTGAAAAAGCTATTGTATGAACAGTAGTAATTATTCTATATCCGTCATTTACAACCATACTTCTGATTTTAGAGCAGAGTGCAATTGTTGAATATGCGTCTCCACCGTATGTGTCCAAAACAATTTCAATAGGTTTTTTAGTTCCTGACTTTTTATCAATAGCTTGAAGTCTATCTAAGTAGTAAATTACTTTGAAGATCGACTCTCTATCAATCTCCTCACAAATGAAGATTCTGCGATCACGAATTGCAGAATTTATTTTCATTTCTTCAATTACTCTGTCTGGTTGAATCATAATTTCCATATCTATATTACCTTTCGGCTTAAATTTTATTGTAAAATTACATCCTTAATCAATTCAATTTTCCCATTATCATCAACAATACAAATGGTTTGTGACGCAAAAGTAGTAGCACCAAATTTAACACTATAATCGTTGTAACCACTCAAACAACCAGTATAAACAATATACCTACCGTTATTCTCAGACTCAATATTGAAGTTATGTAAATGTCCCTTAAACAAAACGTCATAAAACTGATCATCTACAGAAATTTCATTCCTCATAGCTCTTTTACCGTCCTTGGTAGAATCTTCACCATGAATGAATTTACATTTAAGACCATTAACATCCTTAACTATCTCTTTATCTGTATGTTTCCTGTCAATAATATTTACACGTTTATTATTAGTTATTTCTACATAAGTTTTAAGTTGTTCTCTAATAATAACTTCAGCATTATCACCATCAAGATTAACTTTCTTATCGCCATTTATTCTATCATGATTTCCGTAAATGCTATCATATTCAACTTTTGTATATTTGCTTAACGCACACAGAAATCTATAAATTAGTTTAATAGCTTTATTTATTTGCTCTGATTGTGTAAACTCACAGAATTGACTTTGATTTGCTCTCATGTAAGTATGTTCTATTATATCTCCTGTGTTGACAACAGAAATATTACTAATTCCATACAATTCTATGTATTTATAGCATTCAGAAATAAGTTTATCTACTCTTTTATTAGCAATTTCCCAATTATAGTAATTACCCTTACAATTATCAATCACATACCCGATATGCCAGTCTGTCATATGGACTATCATTTTATATTTGCTATTATTTACATTTAATGTTTCATGACAATATTCAGGAATAATAATCGTACAATTTTCTGATAGATAATCTTTAATATCTTCCGCAACACTAACAGACTTAATGAAGTCTTTTTTTAGAGCATTAAGTTGTCTGTTTTGGTCTCTAATTTGTTGTTTCTTAATATCAAGTTCTCCGACAATTTCTCTAACTTGATCTAATTTCTTTTCTACAATAATATCTCTGATTACTTCTTGTTTTTTGAGAGTACCATCTTTACCTTGGCGTTTTTTAATAAATTGTCTATATGCTTCTCCAGTTGGAAACGGTAGTTCATAAAAATTGTTCAAGTCTGACCAAGAAGGTTTATTAGTATTAAGTAGAGTCTTATATTTATTTCTATTATTTTTGAAGTCTACGCCTATAGTATATAATTCGTTTTTAGACATTCTCAACCTCATCACAATTTATTTTCATTATTAATATCATAATCGACCATATGATTTATCTTAATTAAATCTCATTCCAAAAGGAACAATCTTGACAATACAGAATAGTTTTTTCACAATAAAATTTTAGGAAATACCTATGCTTACCGCAACAGGGGCATGTTGTATCTTCAATATTTAGTTTTTCCATTAGTTTAATCCTCCTTGTAAGAGAATATATTATTTTATGGAGCCGAAACACAGAATCAAACTGTGAATCTCTGATTACAAAACAGAAGTTTTATCATTAAACTATTTCGGCATTTGGCTGCGAGAGCAAGGTTCGAACTTGCGACATTCTGATTAACAGTCAGACGCTCTACCAACTGAGCTATCACGCAATATAGTGCAACAATCTAAAAACATTAAGTAAGTATTAATACTCCCCTAAGAAAAACTCATGTTGCAAAGTTTTTGTTCTGTGCTAGTTTTTATCTAAGATATCACTAGCAAACCTATTTAGTATAGTATATTTAGTATTAATAAGCTGACCTAACCCAACCAACGACAGCACGTGCAATCCCCACACTAAAACACCAGAGCGTTTAATGGACTTTATTGCACTTCCCAAATATAGAGAGGAGAGAGAATAGATTAAATTATAGATTTATCTCCCCATAAGATTAATCGTCTACTTCTTCTTTGTTAGCGAACGCAATAGTTACTGATTTGCCAACAAGAGTTCTAATATCTTCTAGTGTTAAAACTTCAATATCTCCAGTTTTCTCATCTTCAATATGAAAACCTTCTTCGCTAATTGAATTCAAAATACCCTTAGCACTAAATTTAACACTTTCTAATTTCTCAGTTTTTACTGACATTTATTATATTCCACCTTATTATTCTATTTTACTTGTTACACAAATACAATTTAGTATTCATGTTTCTATATGGTAATGGTGTAATGTGGGATTGTTCCACATATACCTCTCTTATGCCTTAACTTTATCAGAAAATGCCTTACCAGGATTAAAATATGGTTTGAAAGAATCTTCCGTAGTCCATGTTTCGCCTTTACGATCACCGAATTGAATTGTGCCAGATGTTCCTTTGGTTGCCTTCTTTTCAAAAGTACCTGTACCAACCAACTGTACTTTTTCTCCACTAGCAACTGTATCTGTAATTACTGTAAATAAATCTACAATGAATCTTTCTGCATCTTTTTTTGTAATATCAGACTTCAAAGCTACAGCGTTCACGAGTTCTTGCTTATTCAATATATTTATCTCCTTTTATTCAATATATTTAATCTAACAAATCTGCTAATCGTGCTGTTATACTACGCTCAGTAATATTTAATTCAACACAACCAAATAATTGTTGTCCTTTAAGTTTACTAATTGTTTGCTTTAACCCATTATTCCTTTCAAACAAACTATCATCAATTTGTTTAAAATCCCCATTTAACCATAATGCACTACCTTCAGCTAATCTACTAATGAGCAATTGTATGTGTTCCTTAGTCATATTTTCTGCTTCCGTGACATAAATTAAGGATTTTGAAATATTTCTGCCACGTATAAATCCTAAATGCTGTAATACAACTACGCCATCATCAATTAACTTAACTAATCCATCTACGCCCCCTACATGGTCTGCTAGAGGCATTACATAAGGCAAGAGTTTATCATCCTGAGATCCAGGTAAGAAACCAATTGGGTTACTTCCTGCTACCTCGTAGTTATTTCTCACAAATATTAACTTGTCATAAACACCTTGCTTAATCATAGATAGTGCATGAGTAGCCATAATCAAGTCTTTACCAGAACCATGTTTACCAAAGATTATTTTTATATTAATATCTCTGTTTTGAAATAAATCAAATGCTATTTCTTGTTGAACATTTCTTGGTTTGATTTTTTCAGTATATGTAAAATCAAGCTTATCCTTTTTACCAATAGTTAAAGGAGAGAACTTTTTACCATCCCATCTTTGTTTATCAACAATTTGACCACTTTTGTCTCTAATGATTAAGTATTCATTAGTAAGTAAATCGAATTTATTAATGGGAGTTTCATAAAAAGACGCTAATTCAAAATCACCCAAAGTTACTTCTTTATACCCTTTGTATGTATTCTCATCCATCTCTTTATATTGGAACAAGTCACAATCAAGTCCAATGGCATATGCTTTGATATATAGATTATAGTCATCTGTTAAAAACACTACTTCACTATCTTCTGTATGTACCTGCCATCCGAAACCTAAAATGTAGTTGTCTGCCTTATGTTCAAGGAATCTGTTTTCAAATGAAAAATCATAATCTATTTTTATAACTACATTAGTAGCACTTTTAATTCTTTTAGTTGCTGATCTTGCTTTATATCCTACTTCTAGACTCTTTTTAAGCCCGTCAATTTCTTCTAAGCTTATAATACTGATAAAAACCTTTTCATAATCTTCAAACTTAAAGTTTTGATTCAACAAAATATTCGTGTCTACAAATACTTTAGTTGGCAAAATAGAATCATTCCTCTACTCTTTATTTTTGCTACCGTGCTACATGACTAGGTACTTCTGGTTATGTTTTACTTGTTCAGGATTAATTTTTTCTTGCGATTTTAGTCTGAGTAGGAAACTATATAGAGGATCTGTAACGAACCTGTTTTTTTCTCTACCAGAACCTTGTTTATTAACTACTACTAATTGATCTCTAAATTGCCCTTTAGATTGCTTTAAGATTTTTTTCTCGATCATGAAGTCCATTTCTTCTTTACTAATAGGTTTCAAAATATATCAGATACTCCTTTTAGGGTTATTTTTTTGATAAATACTTTATATAGTTAAATTGTGATCGACCACACAATTTAATAAGTTACTAAGGGCACAATTTTTTCAATCGTACCCTTCTTCATAAGGGTCATACATATCTCTTTATTTTGTAAATTAGGCTATGTTTCCCTTAGAGACTATTATAAGCAAATCCTAAGACCGTTGCGGGAGTAAGAGTGTAGGATTTATAGCAATACACAATAATCTCAAACCCTTACCACAGGCGGGCTACAGCGTTTCTCTAATAGTCGAGAATTATATCTCATTCGTTGATATTCCCTATCCTGTTGCTTTTGGAGCGTCTTTAAACAACCCTCACAATACTTTTTTCTATTGCTTATTTGTTCTATTATGTCTCCACAAACCTCACAATAAATTTTACTAGTCTCTACGTTTTTTCTTAAATTCTCAACAATGACATTCCCAAAGCATTCCCATAATGTAGTTTTAAAATTTGACTTTTTAAATTCATATAGATATTTAACCAATACGTCAGTTACATAATATATGTCTTCATTAACTTCTAATATGCTTTTTACAATTTCTTGATAAAGATAAGTTACGTTGCTTTGTTCATCATCTTCATATGTAGAGTTCATCATGAAATGCTTCTTCAAGTCCATCTCTTTATACTTTTTAATAACTTCTTCATCTAGCTTTATTCTTTTGTTCTTTAACATCATCTTATAATCAAAATTTCCTAAATTCGCTGCAACAAAACTTATCTTAGTATTAGGTATTATTTTCTCCAATCTATTTACTATACTATTATTAACTTCCTCAACTTTATCCTTTTCTTTATCCTTAGCGTAGATAAAAAAGTGTGGAGTTTTTAACTTTGTATAATCAGTAATCATATTCTTCTTAGATTTTGGTCTTACTGGTTTATACAATGTCTTAGCATAATCAATTGTAAAATTATTTTCCATACAAAGTAATTTAACTACTTCAAGGTTTACATTTCCACTATTCCATATCTTTGTAATGTTATTACTTACCGTTCCTATGTTCCCTCCTGTATATGCAGTCTTTAGTCCATTATAGATACTATTATTAGTGATAATTTCAGCAGGAGCTTTTCTCATGTTATAGTATAAGGGAACTATTCCTTCCATATTACGCTCCGCTATAGAAATTAGAGTAGGGCAAGCAACTACCAAAGACTTATCTCCATCAACATCAAATTGTAGGATCTTAGATATTAAATCGTGACAACTAGTATATACCCCATTAGTAATAAACCATTTTTTCTTATCATCATCAATAATATTATTTCTGATTGCGTGTTCCCTGTAAAGATGTGGGCTGCGTAGGCAATCCAGTTTAGGAGAATTAGGATATAGGTTACAATATACATCTCCATCATTGAGCAATCCTTTAGGGTCTGTATCTCCAAGAATCAAATACTCACAGAAAGCGTAGATGTCAGGAATAATAAAAGTATATACTCCATTTATGTCTAACTTAGCCGATCTACCTTCTTTAACCATACTTTTTTTAACTTGTTTCAATATTTCCTTACTATATGTATCATTCAACAACTCAGGATAAATCTCCAATGCTTGTTGAATATTATTCTTATTCTTGTTAGACTTCTTTACTCCTAATACTTTCAGCATGGTTTTTCTATCTCTACCAATGTTCAAGATATTATGTTTTGTTGTTTTTGCAATAGTTTCTAATTCTTTATTATCCATATCAGTTAATGTCTGAAGCATTTGATAGTTTATTTTTGCATCACTGAAATCTTCTTCCTCTTCATTACACTTTCCAGCTTGGCACTTATATTTTATGTAATTATCTTGATACATTTCCCACCCTGACTTGTTTGTATCAGAATTATTCTGGAAATACTTATACATCTTGAACTGGCTACGAGTGAAAATTACTTGTATTCCTTCTTCTAAAATATTATGGCTCTTCCCATAGATATCTACTACATTTCCATATATCTTTCCTTCACCGTTATTGTTTGCTTCTATAATAAACTTATTAAACGCAAATGGAACTAGTAAGCCTTTGATCCAAGGTAATCTCACCATCATGCTTTTATCGCTTAAATTCGGTAGCATCATGCCACAACCATCAGTATGAGAAATAGGGATCTTCATTTTTTGTCTGATAATATCATATGTTTCATCATCTATAAAATCTACTATTCCTTCAACATCAGTTTCCATATCTTCTACAACTATAGATTTCATAATATTGAATCCGTCCCAATTATCAGTCGCAGAATTTGCAAGTGCTAGGTATGCAAGGTACTTATTAATATTTACCCCACCTAGTAGATTAATATCTTCTATAGTTAAGCCACACATTAATGTATTCTTATGTTTTAGTAAAATACTTTCCTTAATAAAAACTGTTTTCTTTGTTCTTATCTGACCAGCACTGGCAGTCAAGCAAACATATTTTTCATCACCTGACATAAAGTTGTCCAGAATAATATCTTCTATCACATCAAAGAAATATGTTTGAACAATTATAATATCTGTAGACAATGTATTTTCTTCAATGTTAATTGTCCTTGTTAGAACTGAATCAAATACAGATATTATATTACGTTTGTTTAAAGACTCTTCTCTAAGACTTCTAATTCCACTATGTAAATTAAACTCTTTATATAGCATTTTCTTATAGATTTTAAGTCTTTTATTGGTATTATGGAGGAATTTTACTAACATTTCTCTATTTATTTCACTTATTTTTCCCTTGTCTATTTTCTTTTGTAACTTATTTCTGAACATATAATTCTTATTCAAACGATTATGTATGACCATTTCATTGCTATTATAAAAGCTACTAGTATCTACACTATAAATATGAATTTGTTTGTTCAGACTAATAGTAATCAATCTCCTTTATTTTTCTAATCTTCAAAGAACCATGCATCAGCAGGATCATCTGGGTCTAGGTTATTTCTAAATTCTATTTCTTCATCCCATTCTGATTTTGTTTTGCCAAAATGATCTTCTATATCCCATTCTCTGCAATTGTCATTATAGCAAATTGTATCCTCACAATATTCACATGTTCCATCACAATCTTCTTTATATTTAGTCATAATTAATTTCCTCCTTTATGTATTGAATACCCAAAATAAATTCCTAAACCAAAACTTAATGCACCCACAAGCATAATTGTCTCAACTAATGAACTAAATCCCATTCCTATAAACATTTATAAGCACTCCTTACATTTAGAAGTTTTAATGTGGTGGTACTGGGCGCACTCAAGGCAAAGAACAGCGTCCGATTCAATATCAATTAGAATATCTTCTGTATGTATTAATTCTACTTGGCACAAACTACAATTTTCTGAAATAAAAGATTCCGTATTATTATGAAACATATGCCTCTACCTCCGAAACCGAAGTTACAATGAAGTCTTCAATAAATATCTCAATATCGACAGAACCATTTATGCTCAATTCATCTAATTCTTGATCTAATGGATAAGAATTAATAAACCATGATTTAACTCCATACTTATCTAAGCCAATTCTTAATGCACCCATTCTATTAATTACATGATTGCTGTTAAAGATTCTTACAGCTACACGAACTAGATTTAAACTTGAATTATGTATTCTCTCTAACTCATCAGTTATACTGTGAAATTCTCCGTCTATTAAATCGACTACCCCATAATCCATACGATTCATATTATTATCTGATAATGTTAATGTACCCATGAAACATTTTAACTCTGCCATTTATTTTACCTCTTTCTTATATTTATTTATTTTTTACAATTACGATGTAAATGCTTACCTTGAGTGCCCTATTTAAGGACTTTTGAAACTACAATTTAAAACATGCTCTCAGCCTTACTCCCACAAGGGATACAGCGATTATCCACAATTAATTTTGTGCCATCAAAACGTACCTAGTTTAATAGCAAATACTGTACCCCTCATAATCTTACCATGCTGAAATTCTGAACGATTCTAGAGTGTTTAATTTGTGATTTATGTATCTTCTATATATTATTTATTAGTTGTTTTAGATTTCTTTTCTTCTTTAAGTTTGAGTTTTAATTTGTCAGATTTGATTTTCTCCTTTTGTTGTTTGAGCTGTTCATTCTTTCCTTTGATTTGAAAACGAAGTATCTTATGTACTCTGTCTATATCAGTGATATTGAAATGAAGGACAGCTTCATCACACATTATGTATTGGGTTACTGTAATGCCAGCATCTTCAAACTTTTTCATAAGAGAATTTACTGTTGTGGCATTAGGCAGGTAAATTGCTACTGTGGTTGAGTTATGGAAATATATTTCTGATGAATGATGTCCTTTTAGGAATGTATCATCTAAATTCTTACTGACAGTGTTGTCTGAGTTCAAGCAAGAGAAGACTGTATATTTCCCAATAAATCTATTAATATCTGTTCACCTCTTTTCTGCAAGTAGGATTAGGTAGTGGAGGATTAATTAATTGATGTTTATGTATCCCCGACTCCCTATGTATGAAGTATACCACAGTTTTATTATAAACACAAGGAAAATTATATATATGTAATAGAATTAATAAGGTTCTGAATTGCCACAAGCTAAACAAGTAATAGTAGAACAAAAATCACCATCAGGTTTTATCGTACATTCTGTACAGTGACATATTAAACATTCAACTCTAAAAGTGCTCTGATCATCACTTCCATTATTAAAATTCATTGTTTTTTCACCTCCTTAAATTATCTTATATTTACCTATATTAGCTATTGAGAAACCTTGCACCATACTTTAGATTAAATTACATCTCATATACTCTTATTTACTACATATTGCTGTACTGTTGTAATCTATGCCTGTTAGTGTTTCAATCTATGCATGACCTGTAGTAATCTATGCACAGTAGTGTTGTAATCTATGCATACTCTCGTGCATGGATTGAAGTGTATATAGTAATAGATATATATATTAGACTTATAATATTAGATTTAAGTATTAGATTTAATTCCTGCAAAAAATAATTCTCTTTCTTTAGTTTTATTACTTAGTTTTTCTATCACAAATTGGGATATATGTATTGTTTCCTTTTTTGTTCCATTCAACTTGTGAGCCATATTTTACAATCACTAATTTGTTTTTGTTAAACAACTCATTTAATAACTTTATATATATGTTACTAATTCTTGTATCTGAATTTATTACTCTGAAAGATGGGAAAGCTATTTCATAATAACTATTGTAATAAGATTCATATAGGTAGAATAATCTAATTGCCATTTCCTTCATATCAATATTTGTCATAATTAGATGATCCCAAGTTACATCATTTATCTTTTTGATTGTAATTTCATCTACTTGAGTAAATTGTGCATCATCTGGTATTGGGTTTATAGTAATCAATAGTGGTTTGTTTATTGGGAAGTTTACAAACTCATATGTAATAAGTTCTATTTGCTTAAGCTCAGATAAATACTTTTTTAAAGTTCTTCTATCACTCCAGTTTGCATTCTTTAATATGTTTGATGAATATGCATCAACTCTATATGTTCTGTAATCCATCATTTCTTTTAGTGTTATGTACAAATATATAGCATGGTGTGATACTAATGGGTTTCTAATTACATCTGTACT